ATGAATCTACCCCCTTCACGTCTTACAGACGATAATAAAGGTTTTAATCTAGGAAAGACTACAGAAGTTTTACGTGACGAACTTAAATTTACTAAATTTATTGGAAGACTTCGTAAAAGATTTAGCGAACTCTTTAACGATATTCTTCAGACACAACTTATTCTTAAAGGTATTATCGCTCCCGAAGATTGGGAGGAAATGGAAGAGCATATTCAATACGACTTCCTATTTGATAATCATTTTAATGAGTTGAAGCAACAAGAAATGATGCTCCAACGTATGAACCTTGTCGCTCAAATGGATCCTTTCCTAGGTAAGTACTTTTCTGTGGACTATATTCGTCGTCAAGTTTTACAACAATCTGATAAAGATATGAAGGAGATGGACAAGCAAATCAGTATTGATATTAATTCTGGTATTGCTATGAACCCAGCTGATGTCAATACTTTTGATATGATGGATCGTCAAAATGATGCTTATGCTCCTGAGTTGGAAGCACAGGCAGCTGATGATGCTAACTCTAGAGAGATTGAAAAAATGAAAGAACTACCTATAGCAAATAAAAAAAGTGATAAATAAATTATAACCCGTACTTATGTTATGTCTGATCAACCACTTGATTCTGAAGTACTCAATATTGTTGACTTAATTGCCGACAAAAAAAGAGCGGATGCCCTCGATAAAATCGACGACATTCTGTATGCTAAAGCATCAGAAACTATTGATACATATAAAAAGACCGTATCTAATACGTTCTTTGATGAACCAACAGGAAATACTCCAGAAGAACAATGAAGCTAATTACTGAAAACATCGAAGACATCAATATCCTTGTAGAGGAAAAAGATGGCGAAAAGCACCTTTATATTGAAGGTGTATTTCTACAGTCGGAAATTAAAAACCGAAATGGTAGAATTTATCCTCTTGATGTTCTCACAAAAGAAGTTGAAAGATATTCTGAAGAGTATGTCAAAGCGGGTCGGGCCCTAGGAGAACTAGGTCATCCCGATGGTCCTACTGTAAATCTTGATCGAGTGTCACACAAGATCACATCACTAAAAGCAGAAGGAAATAATTTCATGGGCAAGGCAAGGATCCTTGATACTCCCATGGGTAAAATTGCCAAGAGTCTTCTCGGTGAAGGTGTAAAACTTGGTGTTTCATCTAGAGGGATGGGTTCCCTCAAAGAAGAAAATGGTGTGAAGTATGTTAGTGATGACTTCATGCTCGCCACTGCTGCTGATATCGTAGCAGATCCTTCCGCCCCTGACGCTTTCGTCAACGGAATCATGGAAGGTAAAGAATGGGTTTGGGAAGGCGGATTACTCCGTGAAAGACAAATCCAAGAGATGAAAAAAGAAATTGATAACTCCTCTAAGGTAGAACTTGAGGAAAAAATGCTTTCCGCGTTTGATCAATTCCTTTCAAATCTTTGAATTCATAAATAATCTTAGAATAATCATTTAGATACTTACGAGGAAAACTCAAATGTCAGATATGCTTAACGAAAAGTTTGGGGAGTTTGCCACTGAGCATGCATCTGTCCTCGCTGAGGCAGGACAAGATCCAATGCCAACAGTGACGGCTGCCGTTCTTCCTGGTGACGCTGCTGCTTCTGGTCAATCACAAACCGCTGTTAATGCTAAGGCAGCTGCTGGCGAAGGCGCTTCTGGTCATGCTGCTCCAATTCAACCTGGAGTTGCTATCGGACAAAAAGCACCCCAAGAAGTTAACAGTGTAACTACCACTCCTCATGAACATGATGAGGATGGTGATGAGAACCCTGGTGCTAAGGCTGCTGCTCCTATTTCGGGCGGCATTTCTGGAGAACCCAATCGTGGTGGTTCCAATACGGACCTACCTAACGGCACTGCCCCAACATTTGGAGCAGAAATTGCCTATGGTACTAAGATGGGTGGTAACGTAACGTATCCCATCAAACCCAAATTTGAAGACCTAGATGTATCGAAAGATGTCGCTGCTCTTACTGAGGGCACCGAACTATCAGAAGAATTTGCTGAAAAAGCAAAAACAATTTTTGAAGCTGCTGTTAAGTCTAAACTATCTGAAGAGTGGTCAAAACTCGAAGAGCAGTTTCAGACTCAACTTACTGAGCAAGTAGACGCTGTAAAGAAAGAACTTGCTGAGGAAGTAAACGGTACTGTCAATTACGCTGTCACCAAGTGGCTTGAAGAAAATCAAGTTGCTGTTGACCGTGGAATCAAAAATGAGATTACAGAAGACTTTATTTCTGGTCTGAAGAATCTATTTGAATCCCACTATATTAATATCCCTGATGAGAAAGTAGACGTTCTCGAAGGAGTAACTGAAGATCTTTGTAAGATGGAAGAACGCCTCAACGAACAGGTTAAGGCTAATATTGAACTTCAAAATCGTCTAAACGAATCTGCTAAGCAAATCATCGTGAAAGAAATTTCCGAAGATTTAGTAGATACTCAGAAAGACAAATTGGCATCACTTGCTGAAGGTGTAGATTTCACTTCGGAAGAAGAATTTTCCAAGAAACTTACCACCATCAAGGAGTCGTACTTCCCTAAGGAAGGTGCTCCTAAAGTAGTTGTTGACGAAACTCCAGTAGAAGCAGAAGAAGTATCACCAGCAATGGCACAGTACCTCAATGCTATGAACCGCTGGAATCAGTGATTCCCTAAATAATTAACACACACAATTCCTAACAAACATCGGAGATACAATGTTTAACGCAGAACATCTCCAGGAAAAGTGGTCTCCTGTTCTTAACCATGGCGAGGCTCCTCTAATCGAGGACCGCTATAAGAGAGCAGTTACCTCCGTACTCCTGGAAAACCAAGAAAGAGCTATTCGTGAAGAGCGTGGTATGCTCAACGAAGTAGCAGTAAACTCACTAGGCGCTAGCACCGTTAGCCCTGCTGGTTCAGCACTTGCTTCCGCTAACACTGGCGGTCTTGCCGGTTTCGACCCAGTACTGATTAGTCTAGTACGTCGTGCTATGCCTAACTTGATGGCATATGACGTATGTGGCGTTCAGCCCATGTCTGGTCCTTCTGGACTCATCTTCGCCATGAGATCTCGCTACGAGAACCAAGGCGGCGAAGAAGCACTATTCAACGAGCCCGACGCTGGCTACACTGCTGGTCTCGACGCTACTGCTGGTGCTTACACCCCTAGAACTGGCGCTGGTGTTGGTGGCGACGCAGAAGGTAACAACCCTGCTCTCCTCAACGATTCTTCACCTGGCACCTACGAGACTCCTCAAGGTTTCTCCCGTGAAGATCTAGAGCAAGCTGGCGATGCTAGCAAACTCTTCCGTGAGATGTCATTCAGCATTGAGAAGACTTCTGTGACTGCTAAGTCCAGAGCTTTGAAAGCAGAATACACCTTGGAACTAGCACAAGACCTTAAGGCAATCCATGGTCTTGATGCCGAGCAAGAACTTGCTAACATCTTGTCTAGCGAAGTTCTAGCAGAAATCAACCGTGAGGTTGTACGCCGTGTATACAGCGTTGCTAAGAAAGGCGCTCAGAACAACGTTGCTAACGCTGGTATCTTTGACCTAGACGTTGACAGCAATGGTCGTTGGTCCGTTGAGAAATTCAAGGGTCTTCTGTTCCAAATCGAGCGTGACGCTAACGCTATCGCCCAAGACACTCGTAGAGGCAAAGGTAACTTCATCATCTGCTCTGCTGATGTTGCTTCCGCTCTCGCCATGGCTGGTGTACTTGACTATTCCTCAGGTCTTTCAGGCGCTGGTGGTCCTTCCATCGGTACTGTCGATGACACTGGTAACCTCGCTGTTGGTACTATCAACGGTCGTATCAAGGTCTTCGTTGATCCTTACTCTGCTAATCTTAGCGATAAGCACTACTACGTAATGGGTTATAAGGGTACTTCCCCTTATGACGCTGGACTATTCTACTGTCCTTACGTTCCCCTCCAAATGGTTCGTTCCATCGACCCTAACAACTTCCAACCAAAAATTGGTTTCAAGACTCGTTACGGCATGGTTTCCAACCCATTCGTCACCACCAACGGTGCTTACAACGGCACCCCTGATGGCGAATCACTCACCGCTAACGTCAACATGTACTACAGACGCGTACAAGTTACGAACCTTATGTGATCCAATTCACATAAATTTTCAAGGGGACCTAGGGTCCCCTTTTTTTATATGTTTGAACATTTTATAAATGGAAAGTTTGCTTTCACTAATCCTGCTTACCAATTTAACGAACCCAAATTTAAATCAAAAGTTTTATTAGCAATAAAAAATAAAGACTTATACCCTATATCAAAAAACAAATCTTCGTCAACAATTTTAATAAAAGATGTAGCCTTACCAGAATCTATTTTGTGGGAACATAGATTAATATCTGCTGATACAGCATATCCCATATGGGTTGTAGAAGGAATTCAAAATTTAGATAACAAAAAATATTTTTTAATAGATGGAAAACACAGAGTTCATTTATCAAGAAGTGATTCTATACCAGCAATAATTTTTTCCATCAAAGAAATTAGAAAAATCTTGAAGATTGTAGGCAAATCCTAACTGACTACCATTTATTGGTAAATAGATATATCATGAGTACATACTATGCCTAGAAGCACAATGCTTAAAGTTGATATGTTGGCGAGACTATACAAATTGAAGACAGAACTTTACGAACAGGATGGAGTGGCAAAAACTGGACACACTGGTCAGTTCACGGACGGAGCTCATTATGCCTATAATGAAGTTCTAAAAGTTTTACAAGAATACAGACAATGAGAAAAGACTTAGATTTCATAGACA